TACCTTCCTGACGGGTGGTGATAAGGGAACGAAAGCAACGTCTGCTGACATTCGTCAAGGCTGGCGTACGATTGACGACCGTGTGCAATTCCCGTATTCAGTTATGCTGAATGCAGGTTATACGAGCATCACGGTTCAGAAAGAAATGGCAGCGATTGCTGAAGAACGCAGTGATTGTATTGCCATTCTCGATGCGCCGTCTGACAAACAGGAAGCACAAACCCTTCGTGCCTATCGTCTGAATGAACTGGACATCGATACCAGCTATGCTGCGATGTACAGCCCAGACGTTGAATACGAAGATATCAAAACGGGTGAACGTCGTTACATTCCGCCGAGCGGTCCGATTGGTGCTACCTACGCGTATTCGGATCGTCTGACAAGCTTCGTTGGTGCACCGGCCGGTTTGAATCGTGGTAAAATCACGCTCGCAACCGGTTTGCGTTACCGCTATACCAATCCTGAAATGGAAATGCTGTTTTCTGCAAACATCAACTACATTCAGGACAAGCCGGGCTCCGGTCCGACGGTGATGGGTGAAGAAACGTTGCAGCGTAAGAAGACGGTTCTGTCGTCGGTTCACGCACGTCGTATCTTGAACTACATCAAGACAGCGCTGGTAGATGGTCTTGACTATGTTCACTTTGAACCGAATACTGACTACACACGATTCAACGTGCGTCAGTTGATCGACACTGTTTGCTTGCCGATGACCAACGAAGATGGTAATGGTGGTCTTTACAAGTACAAGGGTAAATGCGACCGAGACAACAACACAGACGAAGTCATCGATGCTGACCAGCTTGCCGTTGACGTTTACCTACAGATCACGCGTGTGATCAAGGGTATTCTGCTGCGTGCAATTCTGACGCGGACGGGTGCAAACTTCGACGAAATCATCGTGGCATAAGGGATCGTATCATGGGACGTATTACATATAATCAGGTCAACAACCTACCGGATACGATGGACACCACGGCATTTGAACTGATGTTCGGACAGGTTCCGGGTGTTGGGGATACACGCGATCTGACGATCAAATGCCAAACGGCAGCAATGCCGGGCTTCAGCAATGAAGCGTGGGAATCCAATCTGCACGGTTACGTTCGTCGCTTCCGTGGTCGTAAGACCTTCTCGCGTCAGCTTGCTGTGACCTTCATCGAAACTGTTGATGGTAGCACGTATCGCAAGTTGAAGATGTGGGATGAGTTCATTGCGGGTACAAATTCTGGTAACTCTCGCGGTTATCAGCGTGAATACTCGGTGATTTCTGAACTTGCCGTGTACACCACGACAGGTGATCTTGCAAACCGTCTGAAGTTCATCAACATGTTCGTTCAGGAAGTGTCCGACGTTACGCTGGATGGTACATCGTCGCAGCCGATGTTGGTACAGGCAACGTTCTCCTACGACAACATTGAAGTGGATGGAATTCCGCTTCTCTAAACACATTTGGTAAATAGTCGGGCTGTAGACGTTAATTCGTCTACAGCCCTTTTTGTGTTTATAGCTCGTCTGGGAGAGCATAGAATGCCAATGACTTGGACACAAGTAAATGCTATGCCAGACATAGCATCAAACAACAGATACAAAGTGTTTTTCCCTATAATTCAAGGCGTTGGGGATACAAAACCGCTCAGTGAACTTGTTCACACGATTACACTTCCCCAAAATAGCCTCGGCCATATTCAAATACGGCTGTACGGGCACACCGTTGCGTTTCGTGGCGGTCGGGTATTCGACAACACTGTGCAAATTCGTTTTCAAGAAAACGTACGCGGTGAAGCGTTGAATTTGATTGAGCGCTGGAAGAATATCGCACGCAACCGAGACAATCTTGGCAATCGCAAACAGCGGTATGCAGGAAGTGGGCGCGTTGAAATCTATGATACCACAGGCGCAATAATTCACGGAATTCCCTTGGTGAATATGTGGCCAATGACGGTTGAGTATCCAGACCTTGATGAAGGTGGATCCGCACCACTTGAGTTTAGTGCAACATTCAGTGTGGACTTCGCTGAATTGGAGATCACATGAAATACAATCAGATTATTTCACAACTCAAAGACCCTGCCACGCAGAATCGCTGGCGTGTACGAATGCCGAATGAAGACTACCCCTTTCAGTGCAATGCTGAAAGCGTTGAATTTGGCTTTCGGAATACACCAGCCCGGCAGCGTGTTGCACAAGGTCGTAATTATAACTACGCAGATATTTCAACACTGGACGCTGTGAACATTGTGTTCTACGAAACCTATGATTTTTCAGTGACCGATTACTTGAACAAATGGAAACTGCTTATTTTCAATCCTTATACAGGGGTTTTTGGACCGCCTGCAAAGTATGAACGACAGCTTGTCGTTGAAATGCTCAACGAAGACGAAGACAGTGTCATCAAGACATTTGAATATCTTGGTGCGTGGCCGACGGATACATCCCCGATCACAGCATCGTACGAAGACCCAAACGGCAGAATACAAATAACACAAGCGTTTGTGGTGAAGGAACTAAGGCAGGCTTAATCAAGTAGAACAAGGAACCAAACATGAGAACGCGTACAGTTGGTGGTGACGACGGAGACAATACCTCGTCGTTCAATGAAGACGGTGAATTTGACTTCAACAATCTTCCGAAACAGAAGCCTATTCCGACACTGGCGGACGTGTCGAAGATGTTGCAAGTCCCACAGGATGATAAACCCAAAGACGTTGAAATCCAATCATCGGATAAATACACCGGGGTTTACTCGGACGCCAAAGCAAGTCATTCATTAGGTTCGGAGTGGGTTCGACAAGACCTTCCATCACATTACGTTCCGTATACTTTCAGCGATGTGTTCTTCAAGATTCTTGACATTCCTGTTCTGTCTCAGATTTGGGCTGCAAAAGTCAACGGATCGTTCACACTGTTGGTAGACGCACTTAACAACTGCGTGAATATTGATATTCGAAACCTAACACCGGAAGACTTCACGCTTGCGATGTACTGGATTCGAGACAACTCACTGCCGCGCTCGTCGATGGAGGTTGAGTATACCACGCGTTACAACAATACCATCAAGGTCAACACGCGTCGGTCATCAATGACGATCAAAGAACTCGATATGACCAAGGAAGAGGCGCTCCAGTGGCGGAAGAAAGGTATTGTTTTCCCAACCGTGCGCGATGCCGAGTTGATTCACAATTCGGAAGATTTGCCGGAAGATAAGAAGTGGTTGCTTGAATACGCACAGTATGTTGAATACGTACCAACACCGGGTATCACGGACTATTCCGATTACATGGATCGGAAGCTTGAACGTCTTAACCAAATGCAGCGCGAGCATGGCCTTGAAATCCTTGCGGAAATTGATGACTTCTCGAATCGTATCAACCATGGTGTGATTGAGCGTGTGCGTGTAAAGGACAAGAACTTTGTCCCAGAAGACGCAATAGAATATTTCATGGATCAAGCCAAGCAGATCAACAACGCAATTTTGAGCATTCCAGAGTCTCATATCTCGTCGTCGGCACCGCATATTCTTGTTCTGGCACAGAAAGCACATGAATATGTCTCGGAAGCCAACGAAATCAAAGCGAAGCTTGAGCGTGGTGAAGATGTGCAGCCGGTAGAGGAGGTCGTCGTAGTCCAAATTTCTGCGACGGATTTCTTTCCCCGCGTATGACCCCAACTACATTCGAGACATGGTTGTAGAAGTATCGAAGTATTGGGGTGTGCAATTTGATCGAAAAGGTCCAGCCATTGATGTGTTTCATGCTTACCAGAAGATGGTGGTTGAATCGCGCAAGGGTGAAGGGATCAATCCATATCCGTCAACGCACATTGCAAACTTCGACATTCTCATCAAAGCGCTCAATCAGCTTGCGAAAAACTTAGTAGGAAGATAACATGGCCACGGCAAACGGGTTGTATAGTGACAGGATGCAAGGTCTTTTCGGTATTGTACCACGTGCCGTCAATGACAATCCTGTTAAGAACATTCGCATCACAGCGGAAACGCTGAAAAACATGGAGCAAGACGGACTTGATACGTCCCACGATATGCAAGACTTACTTGAGGAGCAAATCAAGCTCCTCAAGTCTATCAACAAAGGTATTCGCAATGTGAATAGCTCGCTGGCAGTTAACAACGCCAGAAGTATGCTTGACAATGCGACTGATCTTCTTGATTTGGGTGACGGTCGCGGTCGGCGTCGTGGTCCTCGTTTTCAAGGCTCGCGCAACGGTGCTAAAGGGGCAGCAGACTCTGCAACGGCTGTTGCGCGTGGGGTAAAGACGATTCCGACACTGGTGCAGTATGAGCTTACAGGCTTGATGGCCACCACGATGCTGACTTCAATCGGTGACATGATGTCATCACTCACCAGCATTGTGGGCAATACACTGTCAACAGTAGGTAAGCTTGCAGAACGTCTTGTTGCACCTGCCATTGCGACTTGGGGTGCTATTGAAGGTGTCAAAACAAGCCAACGCCTTGATCCCGAAGGTGAAACCGGCTATTTGGGTCGTGCAAATGCGGGTGCAGCTAGTGCCGTTGATTACCTCGCGCAGGGTTTGCCGTCTCGCGCAACACAGTATTTTTCTGGTCAAAACTTCGATGAAATGGTTGTTACAGGTGATCTTGCTAAAGAACGTGCAATCGCTGCCGCACGCGCTCGTGGTGAGAAGACTCTAGGTGATCATTTCTGGGGTTTGTTTCAATCTCCGAGCGCATCGCGTGATAAAGCAATCGAAGAAGCGCGTGCAAAAGGTGATAAGAGCCTTGGTGATTACTTTTGGGGTATGTTCTCCTCTGATACGGCTCCAGCTGTAAGCACACCAAACATTGCTGATACTGTTAAGACAAAGCGCCCAGAAGTGCTTGATGATCCGGCTTTTCTGCCGTTCATGAATTCATTGGGGATTATCAAAGGTGTTGCTAAAGCTGTTGAGGTTGTTGATAATACCAAACAAGCAATTGAACGGCATTCATCTGCAACCCCAGCTGGTCGTCCGAAAACTGTTGACGACTTGAACAAGTCTATTCTTGACGTGTATCGTGCAACGGTTGCGAGCGGTCGTACAATTGGTAGTAAGATTGAAGATACCAATGAAGAATTGCGTAAACAGACACGCAATGAAGCAAATGTGAACACCGATGTTCCGACAGTATCTTCGTCTGACAGTAATCGAGCCGGTGATATTGTTTCCAATTCAACACCGATGGGTGCTGATGCTGCTCCACGTGCTTCTGGTATAAACGCGGGTGCTATGCTTGGTGAACCGACCAGCGCCGCAGCGGAAGCCAATAAGAATGCTGTTGGAACGGGTCGTTCTGATACATCTGCACTTGTTGACAGCGGTACAGGCCGGGTGATGACCACGGCAAACACGGATATGTCACCGCAAGAACGTGCTTTGCTTGATACGATTGCAATCGGGAATCCGAAGCAAAAAGGGTACTGGGAATCTCCTGATTACAACACGATTTCCGGTGGCGGTAAATTCGACAGCTACGCGGATCATCCGCGTACTGTTGGAAAGAGCGGAACAACCGCAGCCGGGCGTTACCAGTTCACAAAAGGCACGTGGGATGATACCGTTCGCAACTATAACAGAGTAAATCCAGACAATCCTATCACTGATTTTTCACCGAAGAACCAAGATCGGGCTGCACTGTTTCTCGCAGAACAAGATTACAAACGTCGTTCGAAAGGTCGTAGTTTGCGGGCTGACCTTGCTGCGGGCGGTGATGTTGGAACGCGTGTAAAGGAATTCTTGGGTGGTTCTGGACTCAACACAACGTGGGAAGCGTTGCAAAAGCGCAGTGCTGGCACTGTTGATGCGGCTTACCAAGCGAATCTACGGCGCAATCAAGGCTACGCCGAAGACGCAAAAAGCCCGACCACTGCTCAAGTATCTGGCGTTACGAACTCACTTGTGAAGGAAAATCAGTCGGGTACGCGCCATGATCCGATTCAGCAGAACCTAAAGGATCAACTTCAATTTGCGGCTGAAAAGACCGGTGTCGAGGTCGAAGTTGGTTCTGGTGGTCAGATGACGATTGCCGAAGCCCGCGCCGCAGGTGCTCGCAGAGTTGGTCGCAGAGTTGGTCGCAGAGTTGGTAAAGACTGGTTCTTACCTGATGGTTCGCGCGTTCGCACAGGTTCCGAACGGCACGATCACGGAGGCGCTGCGGATTTGAAGCTCTTTGTGCGTGATCCTGAAACAGGCAAACGTCGGGCGCTCAATATGAGCAATCCCGATGATGCCGCCAAAATGAAGGAATTTACAACACAAACGGTTCGTGCCGGTGCGACTGGCGTTGGAGCTGGTCGTGGGTATATGGGCAATGAAACAATCCATATCGGAGGTGGTAAAGAAGCTTCCTGGGGTGGCGCACCCTGGATTGAGTCTGCTCGACGCGCGGGTATGAAGGATCGTGATGCAGGTAAGCAAGAGTTTGACGCTTGGCAGAAAGCACGACAGGAAGCGGTTGCTGTTAAGGATGATGCATACAAGAGTGTGTTTGATCCGAAAGCCTCTGTAAAAGGTTTGCCGGACCTTAACAACTTCCGTACAAGCGTCGATCCTTCCACAATTCGTGGAGCAACGTCACCGTTTGACACGCTCAAAAACAGAGCAACAGGTACTGGTTTTGCAGGGTCTCTCGTTAATTCCTTTGAGAAACAAGGTGAAGCTATTGCAAAGGGCGTGGTAAAAGCGGAACAACAAGTTCCTAAAAACATCACGTTTGACCCGTCACAACAAGCAAACTCTGTAATGAGTGCTGTTGAACAAGCACCGCGTAACAGTCAGATTGCACAAAACCCGAATGGTACACAATCAAGTGGTTCAACTGTGCCCAACGTTGACAGTATCCCGCATACGGATGAATTGACAATGTTGATGGCCAACTCCTCGATGATGGCTTAAATGGTGGAATTCGTCAACGTCAAAGGGAGTAATCCCGATTATTACATTCAAGTGAGTTGCCCTGGTCATAACTTTGATGTGATTACGGAAATGCCAGAGCAACTTACATCTGGTGTTCAGTCAGATTGGGAGAGTCGTCTTCCGTATCGTCTTGCTGATCTGTTCAGCCAAATCCCCATTGTTGGGGATTTGGCAGATAAAGCAGCGGCTGCAACAGGCTATAGTCCGGAATTGCAGGAGCTTAGCTTTCAAACATGGATGGGGACGTCGCCGATTGAGATTCCTCTTCAACTGCATTTCGATCACTACGAATCGCCTTATCGCGATGTTTACCAACCGATTATGCTGCTAAAATCCGCAGCGTTTCCGATTAACGATGGACTTCTTCTTCAACCCCCTGGTCCTGTTCGTGCTGGGAGTGGCGGTTACGGTGTCAATGTTAAGCTTGGTCGGATGATTCTGTTTCAAAACTGCATCATTGTATCTGCCAATGAAACGCTTGAAACTCGACTTGGCGAAGACGGATACCCGATTTCAGGTGATTTGGAGTTAACTCTTCGAACATCGATGGTCTACGGCCATCGGGATTTCCTCAACGCGATGCAATTGAGGGGAACATAATGGATATCACACTCGCACAGAACTATCCTATTATTTCGAGTCAAGTATCAACCAAGTTCCTCATTGCGCAATTCTTCGAAGCACTCGAATACGAAAATGATCAGTATTGGTTGAACATCCATGACAAGCGTGTGGAGGCTCTTATCGGTCTTCCTCGTCTTGGACGTCTACAATATGACACGTCGATGCCCGTCACAACAAATTGTTTCGATTTCTACGGAACCACATCGCTGTGGTGGCTTGTTGTACTGTGTTCAGAGTATACGCACCCGCATGAAATTCCGACCGGAACAACAATCAATCTTCCAACGCTGACAACAATTCAATCAAATTTTGAAAAAGCGTTGACAGGTTTGCGTAACAAAGTGGTTGAAATATGAGTGCCTTATCGTCGAAACTCCGCAAGCTCGAACACGGTCGTGTTGCGTTCTGGTGCCCTGGTTGTATCAGTTATCATCAAGTCATTGTTGAAGGTGACCCCAACAAAGAGCCGGTCTGGGGTTATAATAACAACCCGGATGCGCCAACTTTTAACCCATCAGTTCTTGTTCGTGGTACGAAAGAACTCACACAAGAAGAGTGTGATCGTATTATTCAAGGTGAAACCATAACACCAATTGCAACAGTATGCCATTCCTACGTGCGTGACGGGCAAATACAATTCCTCGATGATAGTACACATTTTATGTCAGGAACAACGGTTGATCTTCCCGATCTCCCAGATAGTGAAATTTAGAGGTGCGACATGAAGGGTGTAGCAGGTCAATGGGCTCTTGAAGTAAAACTTGACGGTCGTGATCTTGGTCTCGATCCTTCGTTGTTAAACAACATTGCAGTGATAAGCAATATTCACCAACATCTTCCGAGCGTTTCTTTTAATTTCAAGGACACAACCGGAAAAGAACTAGATCGTCTTGTTGGGGATGGAGCACAAATCGATATATCGATTGGTATTCCCAACAATGTCTTCTCTGGTACTTTTCGAACATCTGGTCAACCAAGCACCGATCACGGCGGAAGCATGAACATGATCGGTTACTCTGGTTTTCTTGATAAAATCGGTTGGATGAAGAAGGTTGTGGATCGTGCTTATCCTGGCTCATCGTCGTCTGTGATCTCACAGATTGCGAAACAAGCTGGTTTAAAGGTAGACGTTGATCCGACAAACGATGTCATGAACTGGCTACCAAATGAAACAACGCTGGTTCAATACGCCCGACATGTTACAGAGCGTGCATTTTCGTCTGATTCATCTGCGATGATTCTTGCAACCACGCTGTCAGGAACCGTGCGCTACAAAGACTTGAACAATCTTATCTCTGCGGGCGCTAAAGCTGTTTTCTCACAAACAGGTCGAGGCTTTCCGATTCTTGGTATTTCGGCAAAGTCAAAGTCCAATGTTGCGAATGCCGCACAGGGTTATGGTACAACGAGCATGGGCGTGAAAGAGGATGGGAGTATTTTCGAAGGGAATAAAGTGTCTCTGAAAATGCTGTCTGGCTCTAATCCGATTTCTTCTTTCATGCAAGGTGCGATTGGATCACTTGGAACACGCATTAATAACTTTGTACCTCTGTCTGGGAATACACATGACAATTGGTTCAAAGCAATGCACCAGAATCCACGTATCAAATCGAGTTATGCTTTCGATGTGTCAATTCTAACAGATGTTCCGACAGGTCTTGAACTTCTCGATACAGCAGATTTGCACCCGTTGAACATGCCATCGAAAGAAGAAGCAAAAGCACTCTCTGGGAAGTACATCGTAACAGCAATTACAAAAACAATTGTGAACAATCGCTTTTTTGAAAAGCTTGTACTTACAAGTCAAGCTGCGGGAGGTGTTTAACCATGCCTATGTTGAACAATCCGTTAACGGATATGCAAAAACAACGAATGCAGGGAAATTACTTCGTTGGATTTGTTGTCAACAATGTTGATGAAGATGATAAGAAACACCGTCAGCGCGTTCAAATTCGTATCCCACAGCGGCATCGCAACATTCCGGATGATCAAATTCCGTGGTCGATTCCTGACGTTGGTTCAGGTATGAACAACGCACAGATGCAATCAGGAAGTCAGATTGGAAGTGTTGCTATTCCTCCAATCGGCTCAAAAGTGTGGGTCCGTTTTGACGATAACGATCCGCACAATCCACGATACGGTGGTTCACCGTCAACCGATGATGTATCGAAAGATCACGAGCTTTATAAAGAAAACTACCCGCACACGCGTGGTAATGTCGATCCAGCAAACAATCGCGAAGCAATCAATGTCGAAAAGATGACAAAAGATAGCACGCACAGTTCTGGAACAACGTTTCACATCGATGCAAACGGAACACTGAGTATTACAACTGCATCCGATTTTAATGTTGGTGTGAATGGCAATATCAACATGGTTGCATCTGGTGACGTCAATATCAACGGTGCAACAATCAATTTGAACAACGGTAGCAAGTCCCCTACGGAAGCGACCGCACGCCCACGACCCCAGGTAAAGAATCCTGCGGGTAATACAGGATATTGAGGGACCAATGAGTGATTGGCTACATGAACCTCGACCGTATACACCCAGCCCGACAATCATTAAGTCTATTCGATTTCGTGATTTGAATCCAGACTATATGCTCAACAAAGATGACATTATTGTCACTGAAACGACGGCTGTGCAAGCACAGATGCGCCATCTTTTATCAACGTTGCGCGGAACGGAGCCTTTTGAACCTTACTTTGGATCGCTGCTACCTCTTCGGCTGTATCAGCCTATCACAAAGGTGATGGGGTTTATGCTCGAAACAGATACGATCATTGCAATCTCGACATGGATGGCAAGCATGGTTCGTGTTGCTGCGAATGTGAAGTTTGAACCGCTTACTGATGAGGACGGTTATCGGATTGAAATTCCGTATGTTCTTCTGGAATCAAACACGCCAAATGTCTATTCTTTTGAAGCCTTGAGGTAAGTCAATGAGCGATCAAACAAATCTTATCATCCGTGAAGCCCTTGACAACATTGCTCAGGCTTATCCCACATTCTTCACAGTTCTCACGCGAGACGTGGTGGAAACGCGATTGCAAACAGCCTTGGAAGATACACTTCCAACAGAATTCACGTTGCAGTCCACCAAACCTGACTTTGAAGCAATTATGCTTCAGTTGGTACAGGAATTGCAGAACGACAAAGCGTGGAAAGACGTTCTTCCGACACAGGTTGGGACAACGCTCCTGCGAGACTTCTCGGCAGGTATTGCAATGCTGCACAACGCGATTGTGCGTAGTGCGCAGGTAACATACCTCAAACCCGGAACCCCAAAGAGTTCTGTTTATGCGCTGATGAACACGCTGGGTGTTAACCCACGTCGGAAAGTTCCTGCTAAACTCAATGTACAAATCAACGTACCTGATCACGATGGTCAGATTGTTATTCCGAAGTTCACACAGTTTACGATTCAAAACCAGAGTTATTTCAATCTGACGGATTTTGTGTACGACGAATTCACGCTCAGTCAGAATGTGACGCTTTACCAAGGCACAAAGTTTGAGCAAGAGGGTGTTGCTGCTGGTATCCCATACGAAACCATTGAAATTGGGTATGAGAACTTTGCAATTGCTGAAGACTGCGTGTTTGCCTACGTCAATGATGAGCAGTGGTCACAAGCGAAAACGATGGTGTGGAAGATACCGTCGCGATCAAAGCAATACTTCTCAACCACACTTGAAACGGGCAACGTTGCAATTCGATTCGGCAATGACGCGTACGGGAAGAAATTGAACACCGGCGATACAATTCGTTTTGTGTGGTTTGAAACTCTTGGTAAAAGTGCAACGGTGATCAATTCCGACACTGTGTTTGATTTTATCTTGAATGGCGTACCGTTTTCATGCGAAACACTCGGCAGCAGCTATGGTGCCGATGATGAACTCGACAAAGACTACTACATCAACATTGGACCGTTCTTGCGATCTTCAGAGCATGGCGCCGTCAATCGAAATCAGTACGCTGATGTTGCGTGCAATTATCCATTGGTACGTGATGCGCTGTTTCGCGGTCAAGCCCAGATTGCACCTGGTAAACGCAACTGGATGAACATCATTGAAGGTACAATTCTGCTTGAAAGTGGGCAGTTGATGAATGAAAACGAATGGATTGCATTCGTTGCGTACATGCAAGAGAATTCGATTTCCAACATTGAAGTCATGCGCCGCAATCCGTTCATTCTTCCGATCAAGATCAAAGCAAAGGTACACTGCTCGAACAAAACAATGCTGGAGCAAGTGAAGAAAGCTTTGACAAGTGAAGTCTACAATATCAATCGTCCGCGTCGTGGTGCTATCGGCTACTCTTTGTATCGATCGGATATTCTTGCCCTGCTGGAAGGAAACACAGACAATCCACCGATTGAAAACCTGAAAGACATGATCGAATACGTTACGGAGTATAGTGTTGACTATGGTGATGGCTTTGATACCAGCACACTGATCCAAGGAACTGAAATCGATGATGAAGACAACGCAATTGCGGATTTCTACACGTATGTGAAAGTCGAAAGTGTTACCATCGATTGCGTTTATACGCCACGTCGTTCTTACTCTGGTCGTCGTGACTTTGATATAGGATCATAACATGCGCACGCGTTCACCTGCGGACTTCTTGAAACTGCTCAATGTCAACTTGGCGGAAAATCCTTTCTACGTCAAGCTGTTTGAGGTTGTTGGGAATATCATCGATCAACAGATCGGCGAACCAATGTCACAGTTGGTTCGTGGTCGTCAAAGTCAGCACATTCGGCGGGGTGATTACCTCAAAGTTGACGGTGTCTTTGGTAAAGTCGCACACATCAAGCGTGTGCATGATAACGAAGGAACACCACTTGATGAAATCACCATTCAGTTGAACAACGGGCAAACACTGTCCACCGTTCGACGTGCGCTGCAAGATCGACGTACGTTGATTGACAATTCACGATTGATGGGTCTGGACTACTATTCGGATTATCTCAAAGACGAAGACCTTGCCCGTATCGGAGATTATATCTCCTATTACTGGCCAAAGAATGGCCAACCCGAATTCATCAATTTCATTGGTTTCGTGAAGTCTCTTTCGCTTGATATGCACACACTGTGGACAACAGATCGCGGTGACAACGCAACGAGTGATGACCCAGAAGTATCGAAGTACCGTGAACTTGATCAAAAAACAGATGATATGAAGCCTGTTTGGGAACAAGGGAATTGGTATCCGACGTCACATGTTGAAATTACCTACGATGCTTTGATTTCGTCCACAATCGACGATGATTTGATTCTGTTGTTCTATACGCTCGCACCAATCCATCTTGTTCTTGAACGTATCTCTGAGGCAATCAACATTGATTTGGAATATACCCTTGTTCCTGTGGTTGATTTGCAATTTGTTGACTCTGGCTTTGTGAAAATCAACTTTTAACTGTTGGTAAAAACGAAGTCATGTCAAGTTAATTCCTTCTAAATCGCAGGATGGATTCAGATGTTCACGCTTATCACAGAAACAGCAAAAGCCAAATTGCTGTACATCAACACGCATACGTCAAGTCGATTGAAATTGACGCGGTATCAGATTGGTGTTCTGTCTGATGCTTACGTACTAGACAAGCGTGGGCAGTGGGCTGACTCGATGATCGATCCAAATTCGATTGTGATCGACGATGATATGATCACAGCATTTACGCCGCGCTTCACAGGGACAAACACAGACATAGTCTATTCGAGTCTTGATAGAACCAAATCGGTTTTCAAAATGTCTGTTCCACCCGATTATACTTATTTCAAATTGAACGCTGTCGTGTTGTTCGCCCGGCTTGATAACGAAGCGGAATTTCCGTTCTTGGTCTCGTATAATCTGTATCAAAACGCGAAGTTCTCAACAATTCAAAATCGGTTTGGGTTGCGCTACTTCCATATGTTGCAACTTGATCTAGCACATCGTGATGTACGCTTTGATTTCACCAATCTACAATACGAAGCGGCTGATTTTGAACAGTTTCACGAGCCAACACTACCCCGTGCGCCGAATGTAAAACAAGATCAGGTGATCATCAGCGATCACCAACTTGTTCCAGAGAACTACAAAGTGTTTGCTGTTGACAGCGAAGGCCAACATTGGGGTGTCCTTGCGCAACCGTGGGAGTATCAAACTCTCACACTCAACGGTGATCCGTTGACGCTGGATGGTGAGCCTCTTGGTTTCGGAGATACCTCTGGAGACCCTCTGGTTAGCTATATTTCACCTTTGAATCCGATTGAACCACCACTTCCGGCTGGTTCTCCTGCCTCTTATATTCTCATCTTGTTAGGATTGTAATCATGTCACAAGTCGAATTCATGAATGGTCGTTTGCTAACCAACATCAAGCTGGCGTTCAAAAGCATTGGGGAATTTCTGTACCCGCAGCACATCATCGTTGATAACACAGGGGCTGAAGTAGGTTTTGGGCTTGCAAATGACACACCTTGGAACGGATCGAATACGTCTGCGAGTATGATTGCGATTCAAAAAGCATTGCACAATGTTACCAAAGACGCAATCGGTGCTGAACTTGATACTACTGGTCGTGTCTTTCATCCATCGCGTTTGACGAAAGCCGTTGCTTATGCGCGAACCAGCAATACAACGACGATTACAACCACAGTCAATGGTGTCGAAGGGACGTGGAAGAAGATCGTTGTGCAAACCTTTAGCGACGATTTGATCGTGTCGGAAACAGACAGCGGTTGGGAAAAACAACCATGAGCAATCAAGTTAAAGTCAAAATTCTAAATGAGGGTGCACCATCAATTGTTGGTGGTTATGTTGACTTGCTCAACTTTCAACCGGAAAACTTCCTGATTGGTGATACCGCCGGATTTGATCCGCTTGCAACCGAAACACAACCACGTGGTAACGTAACGTATATCGGTCACAAAAGCAACGTCAAGTTCAAGACCGTTGATAGTGACAAATCGCTCAAGATTATGTTGGTGATTCCCGAAGAAGCGAATGATATCGTCATCGGGAATATTATGTTGTACTCGTATCTCAACGGTTCAATAAAACCAACGGTGATGATTGTTTTCAGTGAGCAGGTCATCAAGCACAATCCAACATCGGATATCACGGATCGCTTGTACAAGTATCCGGGCAACCGCATGGTTATCAATATCAGCGTCACTTATGTGGACATTGATAAATACGATGCAGATTATTCGTTTACGGTTCTGACACCCAACTTTGCGAATCTTCCGTTCTTCGGTTTGGATGCAGACGTTCCGAATGCCCCTGAAAATCCGCATTCGCAATTCGTTGTGAATGAAATGGAAACACTCGGCAATCTGCCTGCGTTCATTACCAAAGACACAGACAACGACAAGTATTTTGCATCACCGCTGTTTCAAAACGTCGCAAGTCCGAAATTCGGTGTGTTGAACGGCTTTGACTCTGATCTTGTCGAAGGTAATCGCGTTCGTTGGATTTGGGGTCAGCTATACACAACCAACAACGATCATTTCAACGGTACTGTTGGTGGCATTTCATATGAAGCAGACACAACGAACGCAATCGTTCTTGGCGGTCTGTCGTATTAAACAAGGATACAAACATGTCTGGTGGATTGCGCTTGCAATTGCGTCCCAACGGGGAATTCGCGCCGGGTGAATTCCCGCTCGAAGGTGAACCTATTTGGGATGGTCTTACTCGAAAGATCGGCTTCTACAACTTTGATGCTCAAAAGATTCAATGGTTTCGTATTCCCGGTGAAGGGGAGAACGAAAACTATGTACCAGCGCACGAATGGAATGATCAAAGCATTCGCTGGCGTAATCCTGATGGTACGTGGGGCGATTGGACGAATCTTGCTATCGGCGAATACACAGGTCTTAATATCGAAACCAATCAAGACCGTTCTATCACGCTCACACTGCAACTGACAGCAACGAATGGTGAGTTGTACGAATTCGCTGTTACTTCGGAACCACTGGGTGGTTCTGATGGGTGGAGCCCTGTTCATGCTATTGCAACGGATGGTCAGCGCCGTGTTCTGAAAGTCATTGACTGGATTCCGACACCGGCAACCGATCCGGCAACAAAACCTGATGTTGGTATGTTCGTCGGGACCAGCGGTTATGTTGAGTTGATCGCGGACGGTTCCGATTTGCGTGGTCCCATCGGTATTTCAACCGGTGACATGATCAAAAGCGTTTATGACACCAACAACAACGGTAAAGTTGATGTTGCAGAAGTCGCGGAAAGCGTTGATTGGTCTGGTATTCAAAACCTGCCGACGTCGTTCGCCCCGTCCGCGCACAATGCATCGCTTGTTACCAGCGGTGTTTTTAATCTGGCCCGTATTCCGGACGTTCCCCCGACAAAGATCACTGGAACTCTCGCTACCACACAAATCCCGGATTTGAGTGCAACGAAAATCACGTCTGATACGCTGGATCTTGCGCGCATTCCTAGTCTTGATGCTGGGCGTATCCCTACGCTCGATGCAAGTAAGATTGGGTCAGGTATTATCGATCCCGCGCGTCTTCCCGCTGCTGTATTCCAAGCGCCTATTATGTCTTCTGGAACAATTGCCAGCTTGACGACGGCGCAACAAAACGATATTGTTGCAGGCTCTGTTGTTATTCAAACCGACGGTACATTCTGGATTTACAAAGGCACGGGCAGCAAAACAGTTTCAACGAACTACCAAGAAATGGCGGATAAAACGCCTGATTGGAATGTCATTGCTAGTAAGCCTACAACATTTACACCTTCAGCGCACACGCATACCATTTCGCAGATCACAGATATCACCGCTACTGGTTCCGGTATTCTAACTCAAACCTCCAAAGCCAACGTTCTTACGTATCTCGGTGTAGTGGCTCCGGGGAATCTGGACGATATGTATATGGTCGGTCCGGCTGCATCCGGCACAATTGCTGCTGGTACGCCAGTTGTGTTGAATCAATCAACGGGCAAACTAGATGCTGTTACAGGTTCAGAAGTAACTTACGTTGATCCGGCTGTGTACACGTTTGATAGTCAGACTATGTCTATCGTATCTACAGTTTATGATCCGACTACTAAGAAGGTTTTGATCGCATACCAAGCAACTAACATGGTCGGTGTTGGTTTTGTAACCGCGAAGAAAGTAAACGGTACTTGGGTTTACGGCAAGAGCACCAAATTGTTTTTTGCTAGCGTACCTTCTTTGGTTCGCAATCCAAATACCGGTAAAATCACTGTCTTCTTCAACGGTAATACCAATCTAACTGCCGCATACGTTGACATTTCCGGAGACGCCCCGTCTCTCGTCAATGCTACTATGTCCGCTATTGGTGTGTGTACAGAAATTTTGGGGATCTGGGATCCAGTTAACTCTTGTGTTGCTGCATTTGTCAATACTGGTAGTTTGATTGGGGTTCTTCCTTGCGTAGATTCTGGAGCTACTCCAGCTTTTTCTAGTGCAACAACAGTATCGGCAACGGTCTATTCTCTCCAATCTGTTGTTTTTAAAACGGATAGGTTCTTCCTGTTCGCTAAGAACTCTTCTGCTGGTAACTATATCGGTTGTTTGCTTTCTAGAACGACTGGTGCTTATACTGTAACAGCTAGTGCTTGGGCCACAACTGGCACAGGTACGCTTTCGGCTAACCTAGTAGCAGTAACACGTACTTCAAACAACGTGATTATGTTGGCTGGTGCCTCTACCGCTGCTTTGTTGTGCCAAGGCGCTACAAACGTAGGTAACGTACTCACGTTCAGTCCGGTATCATCTACGGCTCTTACAGGTATTCAGAGGCTTGCAGCAGACTTGGATCCTACAACAGGAATACCTAATGTCTTTGTAGCTACTTCGGGACAGTATATACAGGATTACTTGGTAGGGCCAAGTGGTTCTGGTTCTGCGCCGTCGGTTATCATGAACGCCTTCGTTGGTGGTATCTTAACGCCATACGCCATGGATGCCATTTATACTGAGAACGGAGAATACGTTATTCCTCGTTCTTACACCAACAACCCCATCATGACTACTGTTATTCCTAGTTACACGACTAGTAGTAACCCAGGTGTTGATACGGGTTTCGTTTCTGACGGTGTAGCTTCGTACTATGCGTCTACTTATATCACCAGCGTAGGCGTCACTCTAGTAGCATACCGCAAAAGTGGTGGTGTTTACGCTTGCTTGTGTAAGAAAGACCCGAAGGGAGATTATCTCTATAGAACTTCTGGTGAACAACTTATCTCTACTGCCAACCATGCCCCAGCTAACATCAAGGTCTTCTGGGACTCCGGTAACGCTAGAGCTTACATCTTTTACGATCATTCCACTGTTTTGTATTGCACGATCTTGCAAATCAACAGTGAAACGTTGATGGCTACTACTGGTCTTTCGCAAACTGTAGCAAGCATTGTATCCGGTGGTTTTATTGGTGTAGCTTACGATCCTGTTCGAAAGGTAGGATTGGCGGCGTATATGTATACCAGCAACTACGCTTACGTAGTTCCGTTCACAGCGACAACTACTACCGTTACTGCTGGTTCCACTGTACAGTTGGCTTCGGTTGCTTCGAGTGCCTTGGGCGATGTAGCCTATGATTCCGATTCTGACGTATTCAACGTAACTCTAGTTGGTTCGTCAGTAGTTAACAGTTACTTGTTCTATCCTGATTCGGGTAACACGGCTCTAAACTTGGGTGTAACTGCATACAAGTTCAACGCTACTACCTTTATCGGTTCCATGGTCTACGTACCTGACCTAAAGGCGTATGCAATTCTGTATCATGAAACTCTAGGCGCTCGTTACAGCTACGTGGAGCTTCTAGATAATAACATGCAGAAGAGAGATACACCGCCGGTATTCTTGGGTAACAACGGTGTAACTACTTCGGGTTCGATTGCTTGGGATCCTATCAATAAGCAATTGGTAGCATTCTACAATCTAACTACTACGGCTGGTCACGACACCATAAACTATGCGGTGCTAGACGTAAGCAATGGTAATAACTTGACTGTTAACAGGATTGGTTCTGTTGGTCCGTCAGGTGCTACTCCGCAAGTAGGTGTAGCTTCTTACAATCCGGATGCTGATGCTATTGTTGTTCCTTGGTACTCTCGTGGTACGTTGATGAACGTGTCCATGCTTAGACTGGCTTCTGAGGGTACAACCGCTGATGACTTCATCGGTATTACCAAAGAAGCAGCGACACTCAACAGCACACCAAAACTTGCTCTACCGGGCATGATTCATGTAACAACTGGCCTGACAGCTGGCAAACAATACTACATGAAAGCTGACGGTACTCTGACAACAGAAACAACAAAGAGGAAGATGGGACGTGCTTTAAGCACAACCAAACTCCTGCTTGAATACAAGAGGAACTGAATGGGTAATTTTGAGGTTCGATATCATTAATTCGTCCCTGACGATATTGGAGATACATAATGGCAGATAAATTCAAAGTCGTTGTGAGGTTGGGAACTTCCGATAAAGTCCCAATTCTTATTCTCGGTGAACCTGGCTGGGACGTTGATAAGAAGCAACTTCGTGTTGGTGATGATACGGCAGCACCGCCGATTATTCCGTCGAATAAAAGTATTGGTGAAGTCACATATTCACAATACTTTACACCCAGCTACAAGACGATCAAGATCCAAACAGGTGGTACTGTTGGCGGGCTTGATCTTGCATCGATGAATCAGCATTTCGGTCTTGTGTTTCGCGAGGCAGATGGCAAATTCTCGAACCGTGAACCTGCAAGTTCAAGTGGTTATCTAACCTTTGAACTGCAAAATCCGGGGGACAACGATCCCCCGGAAGTTACTCACAAGCTTGATATAAACCCTTCCGAATCGTTGCTGTCTTTGATTGCAGCGGGTGGGGGTAACAAGTTTACATGGGGACCAAATAAACCCGAAAACCCCCGCCCCGGTGACGAATGGTACAGTCAAACGGATGAAATCATCTACAAGTGTGTTACAACGAGTGATGATCCGTCGAAGTATTACTGGATCGACATTCAGTCGTTTACCGGCGGCGGAAGTGGTGTTCGCTTCTTTTTGAGTGATACACCTCCGGGAACGGCAGCCATTGGTGATGAATGGTACGACGAAGAAGATTCACGCACATACAAATACCTCCTGTCTGGAGGACGCGGTGTCTGGATAGACATGCAGGTTTAAGGAGAGTTTAATGGCTGATTTCCCTTCAAGCCCAAATATTGGTGATTTGCACACCAATGCTTCGGGTATGACCTATGAATACACAGCGAAAGGCGTCTGGCGTGCTATCGGTCGTAGCAGCGGCGGACGCTTTACGATTGGTGATACACCACCGACGAATTCAGAAACCGGTGATTACTGGCACGACACATCTGTCAATGTTCTGAAAATCTACGACCGAAATGACGGTGGTGAGTTTTGGAGCGCAATCAGCGGTACAGCCGTCAGTGCAACAGCGCCGACCAGCCCCGTTGAAAGTATGCTGTGGTTCAACACAGAAGAAACCAATCTGTATCGCTATGCTGTGATTTCCGGCACAGGTAAGTGGCAGTTGCTTGCTTCGGCGGTTTTGTCATCGACCCAAACGGTTATCTCGCGTGCGCTTCCGCTGATGTGGTTGTACGACGATGAACGCTTTAACTTCGAGTTCTTCATCGACGATCCGAATTTCAACTATCGTAACATCACGCCGCGCAAGGTAATCGATGGTGTTGCCAACGACGATACCCTTGATGTTGAATACGTTGAAGATATCAACACAGGACAGAATTACATCATTTATTCTGCATCGCAGGGTTTGCTTGATGTGGTTCGCGTTAATTCGCGTCTGTCTTCGACACGCTTGAAACTGCAAGCGATTATCACCCACAACTACGGTCGAAGCGGTGGTATTCAAGATGCATATCTTGCACGTACCTCTTATGCGATTCAGCCGGATGGTACGGCAATTGTTAAAGCGGGTGACGTGTTCTTCACGCGACCGCTCAATGCGCTTGAGATGTGGCCAGACGGTCAGTTTGCAATCCGTCGTTCGGCGCAAGGAAGCGGTGAATTTAAGGTCGAATTCAAGTATCCTGACGCAACGATTTGGAACAAAGCCGACCTTCTTGGAACGCGCAGCGTTGATAACAAGTGGCGCGACGAAATTTATACGATTCCAACAACCGGGATCATTGAATTCCGTATCACGTACACAGCCGCTGCCGGTGTAACGGAAACGTTGCAGCATATGGCTCTGTTTGGTGCGCCGCAGAACAACGATAGTAACCGAGTTGAACGACCGACCAACGTTTCTCCGGCAAATCAGGCAACAGGTGTCCCCGCAACACCCACGTTGACGGGTTCTCCTTATCGTTCTATTTACGGTCTGGATCAGGCTGGTGCGCACTTCCAAGTCGCTGAAGATGAGAACTTCTCGTCGATCATCGTCAATACTTCCAGTGATGACTTGTCGTCATGGGTCGCTGCCTCCGGTCAAACAACCAACTTCAAGGACATTGTTGCGTATGCGCCACGTAAGTTCCTCGCTGTCGGTGACAGTGGTGTTGCAAAGCGTACGGAAGATGGCGGTAAGACGTTTACGTCAACAACAACCGGCATCGCAAACAACCTACGTGCAGCCGCTTTCAACCATGAAGACACGATCATCGCAGTTGGTGAAAACGGTAAGGCAATTGTTACGCAGGATTTCGGCGGTAACTTCAATACGTTGAACCCTGCTGGCGGTTTCTCTGGTACATTCAACGGTGTTGCAACAACCGGGTCTTATGTTCTTCTTGTTGGTTCGAATGCTGAAATCCAGCGTTCAACGAACAACGGTGCAATTCTGACGAAGATTACGCCGCCGAATTCGTATTCGGGTACGTACAACGATGTTGATATGGACAATATCGGTCGTGCTCTTGCTGTTGGTACGACGGGTGAAATCGATGGTTCGAATAACTTCGGTCTGTCGTGGGTGAAGCGTACACCCGCAGGCGCTTACAGCGGTACATTCAACTCCGTTGCCCTCGATCCGAGTGGCTCTGGTCTTGCTGTTGCTGTTGGTACGAATGGGGAAGTTCAGCGCTCGGAAGACGCTGGTTCGCTCTGGCAGAAGATTGTTCTCCCGAACGGCTTCAGCGGTACACTGCGGCGTGTCGCAATTCGTGGTGACGTTGTTATCATCGTTGGTGACGGCGGCAAAATCTTCACCTCTGACGACGGCGCTGTGAGCTTTGTTCTTCGTCCGGCTGGTAGCAACGCATCTGCAAACCTTCTCGGCGTTGATATCGACAGTGCAAACTATGGTGTTGCTGTTGGTACCGGTGGTGCTGTACAGTACACACTGCGTCTTGAAGGGGAATTCGGAACAACGTACACTGTACCAGAAGGTGCAGATATGTTGAAGGAAAATGCTGTTTACTGGTGGCGTGTACGCTATCAGGATACAGTTGGTTTCTGGTCTCCGTGGTCTGTTCCGACTGCTTTTGCAACGATGAGCGATTTCAACTACGTCGTTCAACCGCAGAACCTTGCGCCGGCCAATGGTGCTGTTAGCATTCCGCTACAAGCAACGCTTCAGTCCAGTGGTTTCCAGTACGTTGGTTCCGTCGATACGCACGCTGCATCGCAGTGGCAAGTCGCATCGGATCAAGGTATGGGCAACATACTGTACAATTCCGGTGATAAAACAACGGAAAAGACACAGATTACCTTGCCTGCGGGTATTGGCCTCGTTGACCAAGGTGTTTACTGGTGGAGAGTCCGTCACAAGGGAACGAATAACGGTTATTCTCCGTGGTCGGTTCCGACGTCGTTCAAAACACAGGTTGCACCAAACGCACCGAGTATTCTTGAACCTGCCAACAACGCAACCGGTCAGAGCCCGACACCGACGATCAAAACATCGTCCTTCTCGACAACCACTGCTGGTGAAACCCAGATCAAAGCGCAGTATCAAGTGGCACGCGACAACGTGTTTACGGATATTGCCTATGACAGTGGTGAGAGCAATGACCTGACGCAACACAAGGTACCCACGGCGAATGCGCTTGCAGCAAACCGTGATTACTACATTCGTGCGCGTCACAAGGGCTTGAACACAGGCTTCTCACCTTGGTCGGCTGTGATCAAAATCACAGTTACCAAGCCGGGTAAACCGACGATGACGGCACCTGCAAATGGTGCAACCAACGTTTCGGTTCGTCCGACACTAACGGCAAATGCGTTCTCGTCAACGGCAGATAATGATACACATGTATCGTCGCAGTGGCAGATTTCGCTTGTTCCAAACTTCAGCACTGTTGCACATGACAGTGGTGAAACGACAACGGCGAAGGTGTCTTATACTGTTCCGTCGGGACAGGGCTTGACAGCACTGCAAACGTATTATGCGCGTGTTCGTTACCGTGGTACGGAAACAGGTTGGTCTGATTGGGCTGATGCTGTGTCGTTCGGAACCTCTGCTCCTCCGGGTAATCAAGACTTCACGACAACAGGTAACGGAACTCTTGTGATTCCAGACGGTATTACATCGATTTGCGTTGCAGGTATCGGCGCAGGTGCGAATGGCACAACCAGCTACGGCGGTGGTGCCGGTGCTCTTGGTTACAAGAACAACATTCCTGTCACACCCGGCGAAACACTCAACGTTGTTATTCCTGCCGCAAACAGTGCAGCCCCAACCACGCTGAAACGTGGTACGGTTACACTACTGACGATCCCCTCCGCATCGGGTAAAACCGGTGGTTCGGCACCTGTTGGTGTTGACGGCGGTGGTAAGGGCGGTAACGGTGGTGATGCTTCCAGCTCGTACGGTGGTGGCGGTGGTGCAACCGGTCGCTATGACAAGGCTGGTGGTGATGGTTCGGGTTATACCAGCCAGCAGGTTCCGTCAACAACAACATCGTTGGAGCGTGTATCTACCGGCAGCTATCAGTATAATTCGTCAACGTATCAAGGTCAAGGCTCGTCGAGCGGTGACGTTTACGGTACAGGTGGTAACGGTTCAACCTACACAACCACGAGCCTTATCAACGTGTCGAATGCTGATATGCCTGGTCATCCGTACTGGACGTATCAGGTCAGCAGCTATCGTTGGGAAACCAAAACTACAACGACGTACACAACTGTGTATTCGAGCACGAACCCAACCGGCACAGCTGGTGAAGGTCGTGGTGGTACAGCTGGTGCACGTGGCGAAGGTATTGCTCTCGACGGTAAAAACACGGTTCCGTCTAGCGGCGCTGGTTACGGTTACGGTGGTGGTAAATCCAACACTGTAGGCGGTAATGGTGCACTTCGTGCAATTTGGGGTACAGGTTTGTCCTTCCCCGGTAACGTCGGTTAAAGAGGACATATAGATGAGTGTTTGGGTTCGTGAATACGAAGGAAAGGTTCTTGAGGTTAGCTACGATAACCCCGAGATCCAGCCTGACCCTGAAGAGTGGATTTCTGTACCAGACAAGTTGATTCCGTATGTGAATACGGACTACTTGGTTGACGAAGAGGGGGCGGTTCATCCGCCCTCTCTGGAATACCTGCATCAGCAACTTTTGTCTGCTCTTGCAGCGTTGCGTTGGTCTTATCAACAACAGCCCGTACCTCTTGCAGGCAAACGATATTCTGCTCTACCAGAAGATTTGTCAACGCTTGCAAATACGATCAAACTTGGAGAAGACTACGAAAAATCCCCGATCAACTTGCAAGCAATTGCAGAAGACGATGCAGACCCAGAGTATCCGGTCTTCCAAACAAATTGGAAGACACTCGATGGATTCATTGCCCTCAATCTTGAAGGCTTGAGGTCTATTGCACGTACGCTCGGGATGCACGTACAAGCATTGTTTTCCAACGAGTCACGTATCACCGAACTTGTTGTTCTTGGTGAAACCGTTGATGAAAAGATCGATGTTTACAACGCGGCGATCATTGATCGTCCGTGGTCTGTTTTTCTACTTCCTGAACCTGAACCAGTCGCACCGGAAGGTTCTGAATAACATTTGGAGTTCCCATGTCTATCACACTGACAGTTGCACAGATGAAGGCAATGGGCACAGGAGCGTCGAAACCGGCGCTCCTCTCTGCCATTGCTGACGTGATTACCAATGACGGAAGCAAGTTCTTCCTTGATACAGCAAATCGTGTTATCCATTTTCTTGGTCAAGTGGCTTGGGAATCCGGTTATTTCACGCTTGTTGAAGAGAGCTTGAACTACAGTGCGAAGCGCATGATGGCTGTTTGGCCTACACGCTTCAAAACGCTTGAATCAGCGGCACCGTATGCGAACAACCCACGTGCGCTTGCAAACTTCGTGTACGGAAGCCGCATGGGAAACAAGGCAGGTACGGATGATGGATACAAATTCCGTGGTCGTGGTATCAAGCAATTGACCGGACGTGAAAACTACACCTTGTTTAATAAGTGGGTGCATACACAGTACCCAGATGCACCTGACTTCGTGAAGAACCCTGATATGGTTGCACAGCTTCCGTGGGCTGTTCTTTCGGGCGTTTGGTACTGGGTGAAGAACAAAGTCTATCAGTATGCTGACAAAGATGACGCCACAGCTGTTACGAAGGCCATCAATGGCGGTACAATCGGTTTGAAAGAACGTACCGTTGCAACCAACAAAGCGCGTTCTATCATTATCGACGTTAAACCGTCGGTGTTGAAAGAAAAGAAACCGTCGAAGCCCGATCAAGTTCTTAAGTCGTATCAAGCCAAGTTGAAGGAGATTGCTGACTACAAGAAGCTACCTGAGCTTGATCCTGGTAAAATTGATGGCTGGCATGGTGCTAAAACAGAAGCGGCTATCACCGCGTTTGAAAAGAATGCCGGAATCAAGGTTAATGGTATCCTTGACGATGAGACGAAACTTGCAATCGACAACGTGATTGCAGTTATTCAGGTCGGCAAAGAAACAACGATTGCAGATGACTTGGAAGATGCAGAAACACCCACGCCGACGGTTGAGCCGGAAGAAGTACCCGTATCGATCCCAAATAAGCTTGTTGATGTGCTTGATAAGCCGATTGTTCAAGGTAAATCGCTCTGGGCATTGATCACGGGCGGGGGTGCTTTTGGCACGTTCTTCTACAACACAGGCATTGGTCTTGTTAATTGGTTCAATAACATGGATCCAATCGTGCAAGTCACAATTCTTGTTCTTTCAGTGATTGCAATCTATCTGCTGATCGCCAATGTGCGTGATTTCTGGCGAGCACGAAAAGGCTTGAAAGAACTCAAGAAGAATAACCGTGAAGCACTTGAGAATGCGACAGAATAAAGAGGTAACAGGCTATTGGGGTAGCATCTGCTACCCCAACTTTGAGGGTGTACTATGATTGATTTGTCAAATCCTGGAGATAAGAGCGAACAACTCAAAGAAGCCTTTGGGAATATTCTTTTGCCGTTGAGCAAAACGGATGTTGGGTTGGATCAAGTTGATAACACGTCGGACAGTGAGAAACCGCCATCCGAAGCGATCCTTGAAGCTCTTGAAACGCTTGAGAATACTTTAACATCGTTGATTCTACAGCGCGAACCTGCTTTGCCTGTTGGAACCAGCACACAATTTATCGCAGGTAATAAAACTCTCCAGAATTTTACAAAAGCACTCGTTGGTTTGAGCAACGTCGATAATACATCCGATGCAAACAAACCTGTATCGAGTGCTGTCACAACGGCCCTTGCAAGCAAAGCCAATCTATCAAATCCTGTGTTTACAGGTGTTCCAGAAGCTCCAACGGCATCGTCTGGAAACAACTCGAATACACTCGCAACCACAGCCTTTGTGCACCATGCAATCGAAGCGCTCACAACAGCTGCACCAGAGTTGCTGGATACCTTTGCAGAGATTGCTGAAGCACTCGGAAACGATCCGAACTTTGCAACAACAATCACAGCACAGATCGCAACCAAGCTTTCAAAGAGTCAGAATCTATCAGATTTGACAGATAAAGCAGCGGCGCGTGCTGCCCTTCAGTTGGGGAGTGCTGCACAGCAAGCAACATCGGCTTTTGCAACAGCCGCGCAAGGCACGAAAGCAGATACAGCCTTGCAAGGTTTGACGCAAGGCACTAATATTACCATCGATGCAACCGATCCGAAGAATCCTGTTATCAGTTCCACGGCAGGATTGAACAACGTTTCGCAAGGTTCGAACGTTACGATAGACTATACTGACCCCAAGAACCCTGTTATCAGTGCAACGCGTGCGCTCAACAGTGTGGTACAAGGGGACAATATCAGCATCGATACAACAAACCCCGCCAATCCTATTATTTCTGCGCTTGTTCCTTTGAAGAATGTTGTCGAAGGTAACAATGTTACCATTGATTACTCGGATCCAGAAAATCCGACTATCAGTGCGTCCGGAAACATCAACAGTTTGGTAGAAGGGACAAACATTGTTATTGATACGTCGGATCCCCAGAATCCTATTATCAATTCATATGCTGGTCTTGAAGGGGTTGTCGAAGGGAACAACGTCTCTATCGATTACACTGACCCCAAAAATCCTGTTATCAGTGCTGTTTTTGACAGTACAGGCTTTGTTTCTGGTCCCGTCAGTTCTACCAACAGTGGCCTTGTCCTGTTTAGCGGGATCAACGGAAAAACAATCAAAGACAGCGGTAAGTTTATCTCCGATTTTGCAACGGCGGCACAAGGCACAAAAGCGGATAGTGCCCTGCAACCGTCTGACGTTGGAAACAGCGCAAACAAGATTCCAATCCTTGACGGTGACGGACTTCTGTCAACGACGGTACTGCCTGCACTCGCGCTCATGGATATCTATGAAGTTGCGTCTGAGTCAGCCATGACGGCATTGAATGTGCAGCGTGGTGATATTGCGATCCGAACGGATATCAACAAGACGTATATCCTATCGCAAACACCTGCATCCCTTGTTGCAAATTGGAAAGAATTGCGTACACCAACAGACTTGGTACAAAGCGTTGCCGGTTTGATGGGGACGATCTCATCGACAGATTTGAAAACGGCGTTGTCTCTGACGATTACGGATATTGCAAATCTGCAAACCGAGCTTAACAACCGCAATCTTCCAACGCGGCTTTATCCGGCGTGTCAGGCGATCACCGATTGGAACAGCGCAACATCGAACGGCTGGTATCAGGGGTCGAATGCAACGAACCAGCCTTCTGAAACAGATTCGACAATCTACATCGGAACGGTTGTGCGAATGCAGTCTGTTTCGATTGCTATTCAAACAGTCACGTCTTTTGGTGGATCAAACCCGAACCGAACCTATCGCCGTACGAATGATGGGTCATCGTGGAGCGCGTGGCAACGTGTTTATCTTACCAAGAATGAGCTTGACACACTCTACACATATACAGCAACACGACCTGTTCTAGCAACAAGCAGCAATGTGGTTGCGGTTGCTGGACAACGTATCTATGCCTCTGGCACGGCTGCGATTACAACACCGCCAAGTCCTGTAACAGGTGATACGTTTGCTGTGTTTCCAACTGGCTCACAGGTCACGATTGTAGCAAACAGCGGACAAAACATTGAAACATTTGCGAATATCGAACTCGACAAACCCAATCTTGCGTTTGAACTCACCTACGTCGTCGATACGTGGAAGATACAGTTCTTGACGATTCGCAATCCTTTCTAGCATAGCGGAGAATGACATGGTGAAGGCAAGTGATATCTTTCCGATTCCTGGAGGAGATACAACAGGTCCGGTTGGTGCTACAAATGATGCGATTGCACTGTTCAGCGGGACATCTGGAAAGGTTCTGAAAGATAGCCAGAAACTGATTACAGACTTGGCGACGGCTGCGCAGGGTATTAAAGCAGATTCTGCACTCCAAACAAGTGACACTGGCACAACAGCTGGTAAAATCCCAGTGCTTGACGGTACGGGTAAGCTTCTCGCAAGCACACTCCCAGAGTCTGTGACGGGTGGTTTGAGCTACCAAGGCAATTGGAATGCCGCCACAAACAACCCGGCGATCCCCGCAGCGGCATCCGGTAACAAAGGCTGGTTCTATATAGTCACGACTGCTGGTTCAACAGCAATTGATGGTAACAGCACGTGGCATATCGGTGACTGGATTATCTCGAACGGTACGTCTTGGGCACGTATTGAAAGCACGGACCAAGTTAACAGTGTTGCAGGCTTGCAGGGAACAATCACATCGGAAAACTTGAAGACAGCACTCGCAATCGTGCTTGCCGATGTTGGTGGTTTCTCGGCGAATGGTCGTTCTCTTGTGTCTGCTGCTGATTACAGTGCCATGCGGAGTTTGCTTGGTGTTGTGCCCGGTACGTCTGCCGGAAACATTCCTGTTCTTGATGGGAATGGTAAAATCGCTGTTAATCAGCTTCCGGACGCTGTTGTTGGTGGCTTGATGTTCCAGTCGGATTGGGATGCCTCGGCAAATTCACCAACCATTCCAACCGCAATGTCTTCAAACAAAGGTTGGTATTACATTGTTGCGACAGCCGGCACCACACCAATCAATGGTGTGAGTGACTGGCAGGTTGGGGATTGGATCGTCTCCACAGGAACCAAGTGGGTTAAGATAGACAGTACAGATCAGGTTAACAGTGTCGCTGGACTTCAGGGAACAATCACGGCACCCAATCTAAAGACGGCTCTTGCGTACACGTTGTCTGAAATTTCTGGTCTTTCCACAAATGGGCGTTCACTTGTAGCAGCAACAGATTACGCTGCAATGCGTAGCCTGTTGAGCCTTGTTCCTGGCACATCGGCAGGGAATATTCCAGTTCTTGATGGTTCTGGGAAACTTACAACCACCGTGCTACCCGAAGTCGTTTTGGGTACGTTGTCTTATAAAGGCTCGTGGAACGCGGCAACAAATACACCGACAATTCCGACTGCATCGTCAAACAACAAAGGCTGGTACTATGTTGTTTCCGTGATGGGGTCAACACCGATTGACGGGACCAGTGATTGGCAGATTGGTGACTGGATCGTTTCAAACGGAACGACCTGGGATAAAGTAGATAGTTCGGATCAAGTCACAAGTGTGGCGGGCTTGCAAGGTGCCATCAGCACAGCCAATTTGAAGACAGCACTTGCGTATTCGACTGCGGACATTACAGGCTTTTCAACCAACGGTCGCTCTCTTGTTAACGCCGCTGATTATGCTGCAATGCGCAATCTTCTTGGTATAGTTCTTGGAACGGCTGCGGGGAATGTCCCTGTTCTTGATGGAAGCGGTAAAATCTCAAGCACGTTGTTGCCACCGTTCGTGTCATCGGTGGCACTCTCTGCTCCAACCGGTTTCAATATCTCCGGTTCGCCTGTAACGGATACGGGAACGCTTGGTTTCACGTTTGCTTCGGGGTACGAAGGCTTTACCACGGCGCTGAAAGGTGTGATCAACACAGCTTTGCAGCCGGGCGCTCAGATTCCTTGGAATGACGTTACTGGTAAGCCCAATTTTGGTGCTATCTACGCTCCGATCTCGCATACGCACACTGTCTCGCAACTTTCGGATGCATCGGCTGCTGGTCGTTCCCTCATTCAGGCTGCAAGCTACGCCGCGATGAACACTTTGCTGGGTGTTGTTCCCGGTGCCAGTGCAGGAAATGTGCCTGTTCTTGATGGAAGCGGTAAACTTAGCACGTCACTTCTCCCAGAGTCTGTTCTTGGAACTCTGTCGTATCAGGGTGCTTGGAATGCATCGACAAACAGTCCTGCAATTCCGTCAGCAGCAACCGCGAACAAAGGTTGGTACTACGTTGTTTCTGTTGCAGGGACAACCACGATCAGCGGCATTTCCGACTGGCAAGTTGGGGATTGGATTGTCTCGAACGGTACCAGCTGGGATAAGGTCGATAGCTCCGACCAAGTTAACAGTGTTGCTGGTCTGCAAGGCACGATCACAGCCACTAATCTGAAAACGGCCCTTGCATACACCACAAGCGATATCAGCGGTTTCTCAACGAATGGTCGTTCGTTGGTTAATGCAGCAAATTACAGCGCGATGCGCACGCTGTTGGGTCTTGTTCCAGGTACAGCACAGGGCCAGATTCCGCTTCTTGATTCCAGCGGTAAAGTTCCGTCTGCGTTGCTTCCGTCTAGTGTAGGCTCTGTTGCACTGTCTGCACCCACAGGCTTTACGATTTCGGGATCGCCGGTAACCAGCACAGGTACGCTTGGGTTTGTCTTTGCTGCTGGGTATGAAGGTTTTACAACAGCGCTCAAAACAACCATCAATTCGGCACTCCAACCCGGTGCACAAATCCCTTGGACGGACGTTACAGGTAAGCCGAACTTCGCTGCAATGTATGCTCCAATCTCCCACACGCACACAGCAGCAGATATCTCTGATGCGTCTGCGGATGGTCGCGCACTGATCAAAGCAACTGATTATGCTGCAATGCGGTCGCAATTGTCTCTGGTAAAAGGGACAGGTGCTGGGAATATTCCGGTTCTTGACGGTGCTGGGAAGCTTGATACGGCTGTGTTGCCGGATTCCATCCTTGGTGGTATGACATTCAAGGGAAATTGGGATGCCAGTGCGAATTCACCCGCAATCCCATCTGCAACGACTGCGAATAAGGGCTGGTATTACATCGTCACAACGGCGGGGACGTCGTCTATTGGTGGTGTTAACGATTGGCAGATTGGGGATTGGATTGTTTCAACAGGGTCTACTTGGGTTAAGGTTGATAGCTCCGATCAGGTGAATAGCGTTGCTGGACTCCAGGGCACAATCAGCGCAACGGATTTGAAAACCGCTCTTGCTCTGGAAGTATCCGACATAAACAATCTTCAAGCACAGTTGAACTCCCGTAATCTTCCAACACGTTTGACGTCATTCTCACAGCCTGTTAGCAATTGGAACGATGCGCAAGGTGCGGGTTGGTACTGCTCGAACCCAGGTGCTACGAATTCTCCTGATGATCCGGATGCCGTTCACTACCTCGGTCTTATTTCATCAAGCTTTTTTGCTGGAGCACTTCGAGCAGGGCAGAATGTTATCGCTTACCTTGATGGTGGTGCAACGAAACAATACGAGCGATTTTATGACGGATCCAGTTGGGGTTCTTGGGTAGAAGCAGGCTCGGGCGGCGGAAGCAGCGGAACACCTCTGCTTGCAGGTAACAACCTTTCGGACCTCACTGACGTACCTCAAGCCAAACTCAATTTGAATCTGAAATCCATGGCGGATCAAGCAGCAAACAACGTTGCGATTACAGGTGGTACGATTACCGGCGTATCATTTGATGGAGGAACATTCTAGTGCATCTTATCCCAAAGCGCACGAATACTGCAAAAATATCGAGTCTTTCAGCCGAAAGCAAACTGTTGGTAGGCGAGCTTATACAGGACACAACAAAAGATGTCCTGTATATGGCAAATAATTCAACCGATCTCATTCCTTGCCACAATCTATATAATATCGGAGATATCATTATAAGCGACACCAGTCCCGGAGCGGACTGGTTAGCTTGCAATGGCAGCGTCATCGATAACATAAATTATCCCGATTTGCTGAGTAATCTTGCAAGCGTTCTAGGATACATTCCTGACGCGGATTTGTTTGATCTCACGAAATATGCTCGTCTTATTGACCCTGCGAACTTCGGGCGTGTCTACTTTGAAAACGGATACTTCTTTGAGTGTCAAGGACGTGCTGAAGCATCGACAATTCGAGTTACCAACGAACGCATCGGTTATGACTACTGGTTGTCGGTTCCGATTCCGATTGCAACACCGTCGCATGTTGTGTATCGGAATGGTCTCTATGTTATACTTGGTTCTGGAAAAATAGCTTGGGCAACAAACCCCTATGGTCCTTGGACGGAAGGCGTCGCACTCCCGTCTACGGACACAGGCTTTGGAATTGAGTATTGCAAGGGGTACTGGATCGTACCTTCATTGACCAGCACTGTCTATTATACCACGAATCTTGTAAGCGGAACGTGGTCTACGGCATCGGTATCAGCCAGAGCGGCAACGACCGGAGCAATCACTTTCATCAACAATATTGTTGTCATCGGGGTAAACGGTAATTCAACCGTTATTTGGTATTCCAACGTCACATCAAGTCCTCCAACGTCTTGGACATCTGTTGCAAACCCAGCAACAAACAAAACAGGTATAAACCGCTGGTGTAAAGACGGAACAAACATTATTCTGGTCCAAGGTCACCAGCTTGTTTATTCAACCAATGGTACAACGTACTCTGCTGCAACACTGGATTCGTCTGGTACGAATAACTTAACCGGTGCAATGGGTTTTGACAGTCTATCAGGAATGTACTTTGCACACAGCGGTGGTCGTATGTTTTCAGCCCCCTCATTGACCGGAACGTATTCATTTTTACAATCCGGAACAGGTTTAAACTCAGGTTATACCGATCTTATTTTTGGACGAACGGATAAACCGGCAATTATATGTCCTGGCTCGGCTTTGAGTGTACAATGGTTTAACTATTTTCGCAGCACACAAATAAAGCTCCCTCGAAAAGACAATCATTGGATAAAGGTGCAATAATGTTTCAGCCTGAAGATCGCTTGCAAACATTTGTTGATCGGACGTGGGAGCGATTGTGCGAAGAATACCCAGATCCAAATAATACACAGGAAGGCTGCGCAGTCTTTCAGTGGGGTCGTGGACTAGGAGATATAACGCTGGCTGAAACAGCACAGATTCTTCGGACGTCGGAAGATCGAGAAGTTTTGCGAACAGTGATGTTGCTGTCTATTCTTATGTGGACAGAAGTTTACACTGAATTTCAGTACACTTTGATTGGGATACTCTGTCAGAATTCGGCGCTCGCACTGCGCCTCTTTCTTGACAATCCACACCTCACAGACGATCAAGACCACATGTTAATACAAGCATTCCAATTCACGATGCCCTTGGCATTTGAACAATACAGTGCGGGTGAATTGACGCGAGCAAAGGATACTGAACATGGCTGATACAGGCTGGCTTCAGTTCAGCAATTCTAAACAGGTTTTGTCTGGTTCGTATGACGATGCTTGGTCTAACCTATCTGGTGCTTTGGATTATGGTTCAGATTCTCCGGCATCAACCCCAACGGGAAAGGGTATTGCATCACAGTTGGCTGCGTTTTGGGGAATCGTTGGTTTAAACATTCCCGAAGGTGACATTATCACAGGTATTGAGATCAGTCTTGATAAGCGTGTTGAAGGAAGTAGCGGCACAGATGCTGGTGTTTTTCTAGCTCTGGATGGGACAATCGCATATTTGCCGTACGGTGATAACAATGCATCCGCAGTAAATTGGACTGTATCAACCACAACGTATGCCACGTCGATATATGGTCAAGACTTCTATCTTTGGGGTAAACCGATCACACGAGCAATGGTAACCGACAGCAAATTTGGTTTTTACTTCTTTGCAACTGGAAATTCTCTCGCGTACTCTACCCTGAAAATCCGTTGGCCGCTTATTCGTATCTATCACGTAACGCCTGTAACATCGGCTGTTCGTGCAAAACGTGGAACGCGTTCACAAATTAATGCAGCAGCATCTTCAAATTTGTTGAAGAGCGGTGAGATTATTATGTCCACCGACGAACAACAAATGCGTTATGCCACGGGGTCAAACGCGTCGATTGCAATTGAAAACGCCTTTACTGTCGGATACATCGCAAAAAAAGTTGGAAACAAAGCTTTTTCGAATAACAAAAGACCTGGAACCTGGGTAAGTTGCAACGGAAAGACATGTACGCTTGGGACGTATCCAGAGTATGAAGCGCTCATCGGTGCAACCGGTAACTACAATCTTCCGCTGATTATTCCAAGTCAAGGGATTTTCTCATTCATCAAGGTTGCTAAATAATGGCTAACTCCCTGATCGCAAAACGTGGGACACGATCTCAAGTCACGGCAGCAGCCAGTGCAAATGCATTGGTGCCGTATGAGCTTATCTATGTCACTGATGAACAAGTCGTCGAGCAAGCTGTTGGGAATAATGCAACGCGTACACTGCGCCGTGTCAAAACAGGCGACATAATCTCAAGTAAAGTTAATCCAGGGTCGGACTGGATAGCCATGAATGATGGAATCTACAGTAAAACAATCCTTCCGACGATCTCACTGCGATTCAGCAATAATCCTGTTCCTGATGCAACTGGGGATTCAAACAGCTTCTTACTTGGAGCAGATATTGGGGCAGGTAAAGTCATTGCGTGTCGTTATGCGGCAGCAATTAAACAGTGGCTGGTTGTCACCGATACAGGTGCGGTTTATGTTAGTTCCCAAGTTACAGGCCCTTGGGTTCTTGCAACGACGCTGCCGCTCCCAACAACAAGTGCTGGAACAACTGTTACAGGTCCGACAAAGCCTATTACGATTGTATACGCGAATGGTATTTGGGCTCTCACACTTGCTGCCAACGATGTATCTTTGAACGGTGTTTACGTTGCGTCAAATCCGTTTGATGGCTTCTTTAAGCTCACAAACACGATTATCAGTGATGCAAACCAATCTCCGAATTTTATCGGTTTTGAAAACGGCTATTGGGTTGTTTGCGGTCATCGACGTACGGGAACAGCAACGTCTTACAACATTGCTTATACCAAATTGCTTCTTGGAACGTGGACAAACGTTGCTGTTGCTACATCGGCAGCAATTTCAAGTGTCAAACACAACGGAGCAAACTGGGTTTTAGCAAATGCCAACGGTGGCATTTGGACACAAGCAACAGCGGGTGTTCCAAGCAGTTTTACCTCGCGTACGTCGTCATTTGCGGCAGGTGATAAAATCACAGATTTGATCTGGGCTGTAACCGCAAACGTTTGGGTTGCCTGCACAGACACAGGTAAATTGAGTACAGGGATTGCCGCCGGAACAACTTGGACAAGTCGCTTGACACAGACAAGCAGTAAGTTCATGGCACTCGCTACGGACGGAACAATATGTCTTGTTGCAGTTGCACGCACTGATACCACAGCGTCATCGATCTTTCGAGCAGCAACACCGACAGGAACGTGGTCTGCAATCAGTACAAGTTTCACAGGTTCCGGTCTTGGCTTCTATTGTCTTGAATATGCGAGTTCACTTGGACACTGGCTTGCAGGCTCAAACAGAGGAACAGGACAAGTCATGTACGCAGCCGGTTTTTCGTACAACACGGCATTGAATTTCCTTCTTCCAAATCCAAGGTTGTTTGATAATGAAACAACGTATATGAAACTTTAAAAACGCATTAAACATAGGAGAAAATCATGGTAACGGTTCTTGCTGCGTTGTTACCGATCTGGAAAGTAATCAAAGGTATTCTCACTTTCCAATTGTCTGTTCCTGTTTTCGTTATCCTACTTGCTGTCGGATGGTTCTATTTTGATCGATCTTCAGCAATTCGCACAGCGGTTAACAACGCTGTCACCAAACTTGTTGCAGGGGCGGAACTTGCAGCGAAGGATGAGTTAATTCTCGTCAAAGACAAACAGATTATTGATGCAAAGCGTGTCATAGAACGCCAACAAGAGCGTTTGGAATCTGAACAAAAAGCAAACGAAGACCTGCAAAACGAAATTGCTGTGTCGACCGAGAGAAATAAGTTGTTGAAGGAGAATTTGAATGCCTTACCGACCAAGACCTGTACTGCTGGAGACTCTTCTATTGATGAGCGTTTCTTTAATCTCCTGCCAAAGTGATCAAAAGCGTTTAAACCAAGCTGTGACTGTACAGCAGATAAGCAAAGAGGTTGATACAATTCGTCGCAACGCTGAAAAAGCGGAAGTTGACGCGGCGAAGATTCCCAAACCACCTGCTGTTTGTGCGCAAATTGTCAAGATCAGTGCAGAACGAACGGATAGCTACCAAATCGTTGCAAACAAATTGCTTGTTGGTCTTGATGCAGCGAACTCGCGCATTCGATACTGCTACAATTGGGTATTCAAGATTTATAAGGATCGCGCCAATGCCTCCAATCCATAGACTTGGTGACCCCAATTCCGCAGGCGGTGAGATCACCGGGATTCCTCAGAGTACCGTGTTCGCAAATGATAAGCTTGTGTCGGTTGACGGGAGTTCCGTTGCACCCCACACACCGTTCATTGCACCACACCTTGCAGCGCGTACGGCAAACGGTTCTGGAACTGTGAGTGCTGGAGGTATTCCTATTAATCGGCAAGGCGACGCTGATTCTTGTGGACATCCACGCGCAGCGGGCTCTGACAATGTCAACGTCGGTTGAAGGAATATTTCATGACTTTAGCTTATGGAGAAATGAAAGGGAAATACAAGCACCGAGAGATTATCAAGTCCCCGGTTATTCCAACCGGACATGGGTTTAAGTTCGATCTTGTTCACAACGACGTGCCTGTTACGATGTACTACAAATATAAGAATAATCCGTGGAGAACGTTGTTGATCAACAATGAATTCACCACGGAAGCGATTCCGCACACAAGTGATGTTTATTTGTCAGCTTCATTGAATATCGACGAGAAAATCGTGTATTCAATTGAGTATTGACCCACCACAACGATTGGTGATACTACTTGGTATCAAAACAATTTCGCTTTCACTAAGCTCCTGCACTTGATTAGGCGGGATGCGGTTAATCGTAAGAAACTAGAGAACGTGGTCATCAAACATGTAGTGGACATGGCGGATGACAGTTTCATGCTACTGGACAGTATGAGCAAAGAAATAACCCCCAACGACATTCTTTCTAGAATGAAATAGGAGCAACAAATGTCTATAATTAGCGAAAGCGAAAATATATCGTAGTCTGTGGTATCCTGATTCAGACGTGAAAGATGAATTGGTCGGCGGTTGCTCTATCACGCCTTCCATTCTTCCTACAGCTTTGATCGTCGCATCTACTATGGTGTGGTCGTTCATGAATAATATAATCGGCGGAACTGGTGATGATGAAACGCCTCCGTTCGAACATATTGCATTTCGGACAGATACGTTGGAAATGCATTCTCAGAGCTATCTATAACGTGTGGATAGCAATTAACCTCAAGACCTAACTACGTAGTGAAAGGCATTTAAAATGGAAAACGAAAACGGCAGCAACGACAATGGCGCGGAACAGCAGAACAACGTACCGGAAACCAGCACTCCGGCAACTCCCGTCGAAAGCAATGCTCCGGTTGCTTCTGAGCCAGCAGCAGAACCCGCCTCGGAAGAAGGAAAGCCCGAAGTCGAAGGCGAAGCTCCCGCCGCTGAGCAAAGTGAACCGCAAGCTACTGTCGAAACGACTACCGAACCGGCGCCTACGAGTGGTGCAGTAGAAACTGCCAGTCCGGCGATGTTCGGCAGATTTAACGAAGAAAAAGTAATCGAGTCTATGCAGAAAGCTGGTTTGAAAGTAAAGCCGTATACGCAGTCAACACAGAAGCATAAGGATATCTGATATGCCATTGGACGATATTTACAGTTTCTTTTTAGCTGAAATTGCACGGGCCAATGACTATTATCTGTATCATACAGCGCACTCTAGTACTGCGTATAAGATATTAAAATCAAATTCTTTGAAATTGCCGCTCGCCGAAACCAATACTAGTGAATCCAAGTTTAAAGGCAAAATGTTTTATTTGTCTTTTGCGAGGACACCGGCATCAGGTTACATCGCGGACAGAGCTTCTGGGATGAGACAAATCAACCAACCTGTGTTGTTCGTGTTCAATCAAAAGAAGCTATTAGCACAACGCGGAGTCACTATTAAGCCCGTTGATTACTGGGGAGCCAATGCCAGTGGACGCGTAATGGGTGGTGGAGCTAAAGAAGCAGAAGAACGTTTGTTTAGTGATCATCCCGTGCTGGATAACATTCGTGATAGTATCGTCGAAATCCGCATAGCTACTGATTTTGATAAGTATACGAACAATGAATGGTTGCTAGAAATCATTATTGCGTGTAAGAAATTCAAGATTCCCGTTAAATTGTTTAAGACAACTAACAAACAAGGATATCTGCTTGGAAAAGAAAACGCGGAGGAATCAAAAGAAATACTAACCCATCTTAAGTCCTTGGGTTTATCGAAGCACAAGAATGACGATTACACGGGCGCGTCTCGTGCAAAAATTATAAAGAAGAAAATACCAAACTGGGGTTCGAATAATTGGCTAACATCCCTAACGGAACTTGTTCACAAGGACGACAGAAAAAGTCTGACCACGGCAACACGGCGTAAGCTTTGGTACTACTTGGAAGACCTTAACTCATTTAAGAATTCTTTTTCATCAGACGTACATAACTTAAGATCTGGTCACGATCTAGATAAGAAGGCATTTTATTCACTTATTAAGAAGATGAAGGCGAAATCAGTTGACGATTTCTTTTCAAAAGTATTTAATAAGTGGAAAGACATGAAAGAATAAACGTGGATATGCGCAGAAGGCCGGACTTAAAGTTAAACTCTACGTCAAGTGATTCCTTTACTTTTCGGTAAAGTAAGGATATAATAGGTAAAGGAAATCACTCTTGGGTATTTGTCATGGCTCGTAGCACGAAATACAATCGTATGGAAGAAACACCATTTTCTAGTGGCAAAAGTGTTAAGAAAATTCGCAAGCCGCTCGAAGAAAAGTTGGTAATGAACGCCACCGTTTACCCTTACGGTGAGTGTGGTATTGCCAACTTTACTAACTACAAATTCAGAGCTTCTGACGAACACATTCACGCCTACTCAACACTTCCTTACAAGAAGCTTTCCTTTTCCGAAGTTGTGGCGACTCAGAAAGAAAACCTTAAAGCTGTTTATCAATCCGCTTGGTTGATCATCAATCGGAATGGTAATCCCGGTATGCCCAGGAGTGTAGCTAATTACTCTTTGACAGAGTTCGAAGGTGTAGATCGCGGTATGCAAGTCGATTACCTTAGCGATCTTCTTGTTTCGTTTGAAGAACACGAAGGCATGTGGTTGAAAAACTACAAACGTATTTTCGATACGTTGCAATATGATTTTAAGTATTTGCAGTCGGTGCTGTACAAAGCTAGATACCGTGTTGTGTATAGCCCTCGTATGTTTTTGAAGAAAGAAACCACCGAACTTGCTATCGATCTTATGTCTTTGTTGGGCGCCAAGTTCTACGACACCTTCCAATCGGCATTTCGTTTCTACGTTTTCACATCCTCAATACCCGGAAAGCCTAGTGAGAAACTAGCTTTCTTGAAGACGCTTCACGTACAAACTGTTTCAGGTCATTGTCATCAACGCCGTTACAATTAAACAACATCGGCGTTGCTTGTTTTTCGAAGAGGATGGTTATCATTTGATCGTTTCCAAATCTGGTTTCAAGTTGGCCAGTTGTTTGAGCGAAAACGAGCGTGGCGCGAGATCATAAATGAATGTCCAGCACACCAAGTTGCTTTTGACAAGACTGTCTTCTTCCTGTTTGCTGTAAGGCCAGAGTCCCTTAAATTCGCCAACATCAATTTTATAATCTTTTGCAAGAGCAGGACTGCGAATTTGGTCATACCAAGCTTCCATTACAGGATAGTATGGTCCATCTTTGTGCGTATACAGATAGATATCAATCTTTTGATTCGGCAGATTAAAATTGACAGTTGCGGCTTTGACACAGTTTTCGCGGGCAGTTGAACTCATGACTAAATCCTTACGATTTGACCTTCAAGATCACCAAATTGATCTTTTACGACGCGTCCACGTCGCGTATCTTTCATGTAAATTATTTTAGCCATCAAGAATTTAACACCATGAGGGACATTGTAAAATGTCTGTCCTCGCGCGTCAACTTGCATATACCAACAAGGTACAATCAAACACAGATACTTCCCTTGTTTGAGAGCCTCAAGCTGTTTCTGCCGTGCAAGCTTCACTGTGATCTGTGCAAGAGTCTCCATCCTATCTGTGTTTGGTACACTTTCATAAATGAATGAAGGCTGAAGTGCTTTTGCTTGCTTTCGAAGTGTATCGTAATTGATAATCTCGTAATCAACAAAGTTGATTTGTGGAATCGCAGTGTTTTCTGGTTTGATCGCTGCCTGCACAATAGACGGGATTGCAGCAACAAGTGCAGTGGATTTCAGAAAGAAGCGACGCGTAATAGACATTGGTTATTCCTCCGGATATTTGGCTTTCAGCGCACGAAGTTGTTCGCGTTCTCGTTTTTCTGTGTCCGCTTTCAATTGTTCTCGTTGTCGAGACTCACGCTCACGTTCTACTTCTGCGGCACGTCGTTTCTCTTCCAAATACTCTGTTTTCGCTTTTTCAAGTTTTTCTTCAAAAGCGTCGAACACATCAGTGTGTTCATATTTCGCATAGTAATGATTGGAATCGAGTCCGTCAATAAGTAACGTGAATTCTGGCTCCGCGTACTTTGATCGGCCTTCTGTGAACTTCCAGATCGCAAAGGTTTTTACAAGAACTTTGTCAAAATCAATGTGATGACTAATATCATGGGTACTCGAACTGCTATCCATCACGCAACCACGGCAAGTATCAACATGATTGGAGCGATACGCAATCAAGGTATAATGTGTCATCGCTTGCGACCTTTTTCGTACAGGTTAACGGTTTCACTTAAATTGAGAAGTGTCACACTACTTGCGTTGCGCATTGCTTTCTTATTTCCAATGACGGCTTCAAGCAACATCATCGTATAATCCTGCAATGCCCCTTTTAGAATATTAAGTGGCAAATCAGGATAGGGGATGAGGACCATTGATGCGAATATTTTGAATACATCATAGGGAACCATACCTTTCAACTGATTGCATCGTGCACACGAAATGACATAATTCTCATCGGCGTTTTGACCGCCAAGACGTTTGCAAACCTTGTGATCGATGGTTGCAGTTAGGTATCGTTCTTCCGTGGTCATACCATGTTTAAATGTCGTCATTCGCCTAGAGCAGTAATGACATTTGCGATCTTTGTCTGCGTATTTTTCTACATATCTCATCGCAACACACGAAATTGTTCTTATACTTTTATTTTACGAATAAATGCAAAAAGGCCAGTAGTCCACCAAAAGAACTACTGGCCTTAAAACATGTTAGACGCGTTCTACACCTGCGAGTTCACCATCTTCGCGAAGCTGCCCCTCAAGATAATGT